CAGTGATTTCTCGAACCTTCTCTCTGTCTTCGGTGTCCACTCCACCATGAATAAAAAAGACATTACGATTTTCAATAGTGTTATTACTATTTATTAATTCATATAGCGGTGCACCATGCCCTTCTACTCGTGCATATAGTATTAAAGTATTACCTTTTAGATCTAAAGCAAGATTTTTAATAAAGTTATTTCTACGTTCATGACCAATAATATATTTTACTTCATCCTCAAATACTTCAAATTTCTGTGGTGGGTGTTTCAATAGAAGCACATTGATATCCAGTTTAGCTAGATGCCCTTTCTTCATTAACTCGTCAGTTTTTATGATCTTATAGGAAGGTCCAAACAATCCTTCAAGTACCCATTTGTGTGTTTGAGTTCCATCAAGAGTTCCTGTGAAACCATAACGATACTTAGCATCAGCAAGTTTAGTCATTATAGATATTAGTGACTTCGACTTAAACTGGTGTGCTTCATCACCAACAACCACAGAGAATCTCTCAAAGTATTTTCGGGGAAGTTTGTAGATTGATTGCCACGTAGTAATAATAACTTGAGAATCTGTTTCTCTTTCTCTGCCAGCATATATCTTGTGACAAAATGAACCAACATCCCATCCATAGTCTGCAAAGTCTTTATACATTTGCTCTACGAGCGAAGTCGTTGGAACAACTATCAGAGTATTTTTCTTTCTTTCAACAAAATATCTCACAATCGAATATATCATCAGAGACTTTCCAGAAGCAGTTGGAGATATCAGCAATTTTCTATTATGTCGTAAGGCATCGTATACTCCATCAATCTGGTATGATCTGGGTTGATACCGAGAAATAGCAGTCATATAATCCTTAACACCTTCCTTTGATATCCCTTCATTTACTTCAAAGGGAGTACCATAGTGTTTACTATCTTTAAATTCGTAAGTATATCCGTGATCTTTACAAAATTGTATAACTCTATCTAACAATCCAACGTATATATTTCCTGTCTGGGTGCTGAATAGACGAATCTTTCCATCCCAAAATTTCTTTTTATATGCAGGTGAAAAACTTGCACCAGGTACATCAAATGTAAACTGATCTGCTAATTCATAATAGATATGTACTTCTGCATCAACATGAAGGAATACTTCATTCTTCTTTGATATAACCAAATGGGACATGACATAATCTTCATCTGAAAATATTTAGCACCCTTTGTCAAGTTATATTACATACCTGCCTGAAACTTATTCCATTCTATTGCATTCTTAATCTGAAAAGTTCTATTAGAAACGTTTTTAATTATTTCTTCTAGAAATTTTAACGTAGCATCATAATATCTTATCTTCAAGTCTAACTTAGTTAATTTATCATCTGCGTCTAAATGCCTCTGTATCGCATCTTTTTCTCTAACCTTATACGGAAATGGTTCTTCGGCATAGACCTCTGCTGTTGCCTTTCCTGTATAGAAATTATACCTATCTAACTTTACTCTGTTGTAAGAATCTCTTGCTTTCTCACGCAACAAAGTAACAGTATTATAAACTGTATAATACTTTGCATGTAATTGTGGAATTTTTAAAGATTCATCATGTAGATTATCAGGATCAATGACAGCATCACGCTCCCACATCTCCTGAATTTTGTCAAGGTTCATAAAAGTTTGCCAGTTGGACTCACTATATCGTAGATAGTATACTTGAAAGTAACGTCTGCTGTAAAGTAATTTATATCACTCTCTGTAGCATCAAATTCCAAAGATGTCAAGTATACTGGAAATAAATCTTTGAATTTTACAACAGCAATATCATTATAATTGCTGTTTAGAATATGAAGTGAACCATCACTATATTGCTCTTTTAAATCTTTTTGACCATCTTCATTTTTAGTTTGATCTATAAACTGTTGTGGAGAATCAGGAAAACCCAATCCAGTTAACCAGTTATGAACTGCCATATAATTTTTAAGATTTTCATCTACTAAAAATCTTACATTCAATTCTCCATATGTAAGTTTCTCACCAGGAATATCAATATCTTTAAGATAGGTTGATTCTATCGCAGTTCCTAAACTAATATCAGGAATTCTAGCAGTATTAGAAAAGAATGAAACCTTAGGATACTTTGACAGGGAAAATTTAAACCCTACTGGAGCAAGAAAATTTCTATTCTTTATTTGATTCGATAATGCCGATCCTAGTGATGTCATTATTCACCTCCACCATTTCCACCATTTGAACCGTTGCCACCGCCACCGTTGCCATTACCGCCACCATTAGAAGACCCATTAGATGGTGTTCCATTTTGTCCATCAGATTCATCCTCATCATTTTCTAAGTATCCTCTACGTCCTATATGGTAACCTAGAGGAATCTTCTTACATTTCTTATCATTATAGCACCAATATTGTCCAGATGGGCATCTTTTTGCAGCTGCCTCTTCAATAAAGTTGTTAAATTCTTTCATTAGTCAATAATAAGAGTATACCATTGCTCACTCATACCCATTATAATGTTATCTGCCATTTCTGGATTTTCAGCATAACCTTCTTCAATAAGATGATCTACAATCTTATCGTGGCGTTCTTGTGCTTCTTGATATTGTTTAGGAGTAGGCTTCATGGTAATACTACTTTTATTTTTATTTAGACAAAAAAAAGAGAGGGTAGTAAACCCTCTTTACGAAACCCTATCTTTAGACATCTGAACAAATCGTGCTCTAATATCAGCATCAGCAGATTTCATATAGTTTAAATATACATCTGATGAGTAACCGATAGCATGATTATTGTTTTCATTTAATTTTGCTTTAAGAACTATTTGACAATACTCATTGTATAGTGAAATTAATCTAGCAACATTAACTTCTTCTCCCTTGAATTTTGAATTACCTTCCGTCAATTTGGATTGTGTCATATCTGGAAGAAATCCATTAGAAAAATTGTTACGATCATGATAAATGTAGTTTATAAAACCATCAATGGAATCACAAACATTAAGTCTATCAATTGTATCGATAGCAGTTTTAAATGTTGAGAGAAAAACTGTTGCAGCAAAAGCAGCATTTCCTCCTACTAATTTTTCACAATTTTTTTCTGTGAATATTTTAAGATACTTACTACATGCAGTATCATCTCTTTTCTCTGCTGATTTTATATAATTGTGAGAAGTTGTTCCAAATTTTGCATTTGGATTTGTATCTGCAACACCAATAGAAAATTGATCTAGATAATTATAAAGATTGATTGCATCTGTTTCTTTTGCATAATAAGAAGATTTAAATTTATCTTCTTGATTTTGAGAAGTTCTATATGCAGCATCAAGAGTATGATCTAATGACTCAATACGAACCATTTCATCATAGTCTTCTGTCTTATGAATTGTTATCTCCATAGGAATATATGCTCTTGTATCATTACTTACAGCATATCTTTTTGTAACTCTATGATTTCCTTTTGTAACAACTACAGTATATTGGGATGATGCTCTTCCATACTGAAGATCTCTAATTTGCTCAAGATTTAAACGTAAGAAACCAGATAGGATTCCTGCTGCTTTATAAGAGAATCCCGCCATTCTCTTTAAATGCTTGATGATATTACCGAAGTGAATTCTATCACTACGATTATATAATGAATCACTAAAACAAATACCCACAGGCACAAGACATACAAAACTGTCTCCTGGCTGTGGGTTGTGTTCTATTAGATATTCTTCTAAAGTTAGTAAACCTTTAACTGGGTTGTCTACTACTCCTAAAGTTGATAGGTAAGATTTCTGTGCAGATGTGAGTTTTGAGTCGCATTGCTCGACTAAGTTAATTAATGACATTTGTTTCCTTGTTATCTTGAGGAATTATGAGGAGGATTGCTCTCATACAAATATTATACACTAAGACAGAAAAAAAGTCAACCCCCGAAGGAGTTGACTTTGAAATAAAGGAATTATATCCTTTCTTCTTACATAAGGTTAGCAACCTTAACACGTCTGTAGTAGCGGTTAGTGTTAATCGCAAGTCTACCAAGACCCTTAGTTGTACCTTCAGCGAATGGGTTAGCAACAAGACCATATCTTGTCTTAAATCCGATTTTTGGCTGGAAGCTGTTCTCTCCAACTGCACGAACCATCTGTAGTGGAACATATGGGCAGTAGAATAATCCAGCATCATAAGGTGAAGAACCTTTGTATCCAACAACATAGTACTGTTGAGCACCTGTGTTACCAGAATATGGGTCGATGTATACTCTATACTTACCTTGAAGTACACCAGCAAATGTATTGCCTGTGTCATCAACATTAAGGTTAGCATTAAGAGCAGGTGTGTAATCAAGTACACCAGCCATTGTCAATGCAGAAGCAACGTCAGCAGAGCAAAGGATCATGTTACCCTTTCCACGACGAGTTCTCTGTGCGATTGCGTTGGCATCTCTTTCGATCTGGAAGATAAGTCCCTTGAACTTCTCAACTGACCACCTACCGTTAGAGTCAACGTCTAGGTCGAATGTACCAGCACTAGTAACTGTTCCTGCAGGTGCACCCTGTTCAGCAACTTTGTAGATAGAACGAATAACTTCTCTGTTGATTTCCGCAAGGATTTCAGTAGAAAGAATGTTAGCAAGTTCTGCCTCTGCATTAAGACCATGAATAGCCTTAAGGTCTTGAGCAAGCTCTAATGAGTACTCAGCTTTCAACGCACGTGACTTCGCAGTAACGGTAACCTTCTCGATTGAGAATGCCATTTCGTTGAACTGATTACCAGTTCCACCTAGACTCTCAGCGTCCTCGGTATCCATACCACGACCAACCTTGTATGCCTTCTGCTTAGCATCAGACTGAGGGTTAAGAAGACCTGGATCATCTAATGGAGTACCACCAGATGTGGATGTGTTAGTACCGAAACCAACATTACCATCAGTTTCTGTACCTTCGTTTCCAGTGTAACCACTACCAACGTCAGCAGCAGATGAACCTGCACCAACAGCAGAGAATGCTGTATCTGCTTCGTCGAATAGTGCTTCTGTACCATCATTGGTAGAGTAGCGTGAACGCATTGCGAAGATAAGACCAGTAGGTCCGTTCATTGGTTGAACACCAGCAAGGTCATAAGCGACCAAGTTAGGCATTGCACGACGGATCAAACTGATTAGTACAGGGTCGAAACCTTGCATAGCACCAGTAGAACTAGCAGAGAAACCTGCTGTTGCTCCTGATGATCCTGTATTATTTGTAGGCGACTCAGATAGGAATTCTCTCTCCTCTCTAAGTGCGTTTTCTTGGTTCTCCAAGAGAACTGCGGTAACCATTCGACGATGTGAATCTTGAATTTTATCCGAACCTTCGTGGTCTAGGATTGGTGCCCACTTCTCTTGCAGTTGTTCAGCATTGAACATTTGCATTTGATTTTTCCTCTTTTAAAAAAAGTTTTGTTTGAATTTATGATTTAAATAATCACTTTTTAGCAACTCTAGTCATTGTCTGAAGATATCTATCCATTGTATTAGATACTGCCTTGGATTGATAATCCACTGCTTCACTCTCTTCAGTTAAGTTCTCAGACTTACTTGTTTGAGTATTAGAACCCTTTGTTGGGAAATAAGATTCCTTCAAAGTTTCTATTTTCTCACGATAGCCGTTTTCACTT